GTTCTGTCTGTCTGTTGTGGCCATTGTATATACAACGGTATTTATATGCGAGGTAATATGCGCTTATTAAGATAGACGCAGAAGCGAGTTCTCGTCGAAGTTGAATCGCAGTTTCTCAGTGATATTCAGGGGCACGTATGTTATGGTGGCCTGTATGGCTATGCCCTTGTCCGCCTCTGAGACCAGTATCTCCTGTGTGGATATGCGAGGATCCGCGTTGAGATTCGCCGTGACATCCTCCACTATGGCCTCTTTGAGTTGTTCCGTGAAAGGCTCGAATATGGCGTCATATATGATCGTGCCGAACTCGGGGTTCTCAACACGCTCGCCCTTGCGAACTGACAGCCTGTTTATGAGGTCCTGCTTGGCCACCTCGAAGTCATACAGTTTGAAGTTCTGCTTGTCCGCACGTGAGCTGAAACCTTTGAAAGTTGGATTTCTTTTTGATAGATCCCTGTTGTCTTCCGCCATTAGTCCAATCTCCTGAATTCCACATCTGTCTTGTTGTAGTCAACTGCGTAGAATCCTGTGTGTGTCATTGTTCTCGCCCATGGAACTTCCTGTGCCATCACACCCTCATATGTTCCATCGGTGTGCTTGTATTTAAACGAATATATGTTGATGCCCAAAGGCGACTTGCCAACTAATTTTATGCCTTCCTTCAATCTTTGGTCACTCCATTTAAAACCACCACCACTGAAGAAACTTTTGACCGCACCGCCTATGGCACCTATCTTGCTGGATAGGTTAACTCCCACATTCTGTAGGAAACTCTGACCCAATCTAGAGGCGTCCCTGGCGTTGAACAGTCCCGCCTTGCTGGCCAGACTCTTGACCTGGTTCATGCCCACTATCTTGCCTCCCACAACACTCGAATAGGTCTGCGTGATACTGCTTAGGTTGGATATGCTTGGCACTATGTTGCCCGCTGAAAGATTCTTTGTGAGACCTTGAACAGAGTTCAAGGCGTTGTTGGCCAAATCAATGTTGCCCGAGATGCCAGACAGTGTGTTGTTGCCAAGTGTGAACAGTTCACCTGCTTGATTGACGAAAACATTGTCCTTGAACAGTTCCGTGCTCTTTCCGGTGAAAGAATCAACAACCTGTGATGTGAGACTCGATGTAAGATCTTTGACATCTGTGTTGAATTCAAATCCTTTGATCTTCTCTGATATGCTGTCCTTTATGTCGAAGGGCAGATCCACTTTGCCTGTGATCCCGTAGATGTCATTGTACTTGGTTCCAAAATCGGTCAGCAGTTGTTTGGCCTTGATGGCATCTGTGCTTGACCCCATCTTCTGTTTGACGTACTCCAATGCGTCCGCTTGGTACTGCGCATCTCTGATGGCACTGTTCTCGCTGAGTCTATTCTGCATGTTTACGAACTCCGCAGTGCCTGGTGTGCGAGACAACTGACTCCAACGTTTCTTGTCATCGCTGTCTATCGGTATGATCCCGTCATTGCCGATCACGCTGGCCCTGAACATGGGTTCGTGAGTGACGAACCTGTGTACCGTTGTTTTTGTTTTCCTGGTGAACTGTTCTAGAGGTTTGATTCCCTTCTGCGCCAACTCGACATCACCCTCGTCCCTGATCTGGATGCCAGCCTTTTCCGGTGTGAGCCAACTTGGCCCCCAAGTGCTACTGGCACCTGTTGAGTTGAAGTGCACCTGCGCTCCCGCTAGGTGTATCTGTCCTGAGGCACCGTGTAACTGTGTGCCACTAGTGAATGATGATATGCCGTCCCTGGCGTAGTCCCTCACAGATCCCGCCTGCGAACTGTTGAGTATGCCCTTCTCTCCTAGGTTCAATAGGAGGTCCGCGGAGTGTATCATCTCCTTGGCGGCACTGAACCTCACCTGTCCGTTGGCGTGCATGTTGATGTTGCTGTCCGAGTGCAGGTTGAAGTCACCCTCTGTCCTCATATTGATGCCACCCACTCCGGAATAGATGTCTATCCTGCCGTTGCTCTGCATCTCTATCCAAGCGTTTCCAGAAGCGTTGGCTATGTAAATGACCCCGTCGGTGTCGTGCATCAACAGTTGATGTCCGCTTGCCGTCCTCAACCTTGTCAGTTGGTTGAGCCCAATGGCGTCACCGTCGTCCATGACGAAACTGTGACCAGGACTCCTGTCGGGTGTGACCACCGTGCCCTCTAAACCTATGTTGAGCTGTCTCGAGTCTGGTCTTATCCTACCCGGAGTGCTGATGCCAAAGACCTGGCTTGGTGATTCCCTACGCGCCGATGATGTTGTGGTGCCCCTCACGTTATCTGATATCAGTCCTTCTTTCAGCAACTGTTCTGCTAAAATGTCGTTAACTGGATATTTCCATTTACCAGTAGTTTTTAATGTCTCGCCATCCTCGTACAGTCTCTGGTTCTTCTCACCCACTGGTAGAAATGAAGCGCCATATTGTTGTTCTTTGGTCTGGTCGTAATCGCCTGATGCGGCTGTGCTACTGTTTGAAGACGATCCGTATGCTGGTACCTGTTGATTGGTCAATGGTTGTTGTACACACCCTATCCAAAATGCTGACGATTCTCCTTTGTTACCTGCGGCAAAGATCACCAACACCTCCGTGTCTATGTCGGGTGGTACCGCCCACATTCCATAACTGTGCTGTGTGCTCTTGTAGTCATAGGGATTGGTCTTACTAGTTGCTTCGGGACTCTTCGCACCGTAGAACGGTGACAGGTACTGACACCATACTATCTGACTGGGTTTGGGATTGGTCGTGTTGGACAGGGCCGGAATGTTGACCCCCAACCTCCCCATCTTCAGTGGATCATTGGTCACCTTGACGGTGGCCACATACGGTCCAGGATCCTTGTCATAGTACTTCTGGTTGAAGTACTTCTGGTTGTCCTGTGAATCTGTGAATCCCCTTTGATCCTTGTAAAGTTTACTCATACTTTAATTTATACCGGAAAGTCTCTGTTGATCTTATCAACTGATTCCATGTATTCCTTTATACCTTTTTTAATCTTGCCGCCTATGTTTTCGGTATCCTGTGTTTTTTTTAATCCATCCCTAGCGGAATTAACGATATCAGCAGGTGTTCCGTCACCCTGTTGGTTGTTCATCCTTACACAGGTCAATGTCTGTAGGAACTGGCCGTTGTCGAATTTGCTGTCAACCTTGACCACTTGGTATGCACCGCTGAAGAACAGGTTCTCGTCCCTGTACTTCCTGCCCGCTGAGAACATGGTGCCTTCGTTGTCGTCTAGGTCGTCCGGCAGTCTGTACCTCACGTTGATCACTGGCATGAACTGGTCGGCGTTGAAGCTCTGTGTCTGTGTGTCGAACACACTGCCTTTTTCACCAACACGTGTGCGCCTATCCTGGTGTATGGGTGTGTACATGTCTTGGCATATGTAGGCGGGATCGCCCAGTATGTCCAGTTCAATCCTCATCATGTCCACTTCCGGGTTGGTCAGGTAGTCATAGAACTCCTGTGCTTTGGTGCTTTCGCCCGCCGTGGTCTTTACTGTGCTCCTACCACTGAGGTTTGAGGGATACTGCCTCAACGGTAGCAATGGTTCGGGATCCGTTTCGGACCCAAAAACTTTCTTGAACGTATCCTCTATGAAATTGAACTTTCCCTTCTCGGAACGTGTCTCATTGTCACCCCGTACGTTCCTTAGATAGTACGCCGTCTTGTAGTTTATTCTCAGACCCTGCACATCCACATTTTCGCCTGTATATAGGTAGTTGTACTCCTTGCGCACCTGTCTGCTCCAATCCACGTTCCCTAGACTGAGACCAGGCGCTATCAATTTCAAAACGTGTATCTTGTAGGGAAGTGCCTGGAACACAATTTTTTTGCGATGCATCTTTGTGATGGGGTCCAACGGTTCATTGTTGAATGTCTCAACCGTGGTCTTGATCTTGAACCAGTTCACATAGGGTTTGCTCAATATGATGTCTTGTATCTTTTGACTGTTGATTATGTCATTGAGCTCATCCCGGGTCTTGGCTTCAACACCAGCGCTCCGGAGGTAAGCCGTCCAAAAATTTTCAGCCAACTGTTGATACCCGTAGGCGTTCCTTATTGCGTCCTCGAAATATTTCGTCAGAGCAGTGTTGCTGTCAGCGTCTGCCTCGGCATTCTTTATGATTGTTTCCCTGTTGGGACTATTCAGGGTTTCCACATTATTGAACACGTTCGCTGTGTGGTGTGAGCTCTGTCGGTCGTTCTTGTATATGAAACCGTTCCTCCTCACTTCGTCATCTATGTTGAACTCATATTCATCTAACAGTGTTCTCCTGCCTTCCTCCTTCTCCTGTACCATTTGATCACGCAGAGCGGCCACTACCTGAACAGTCCAATCGTTCACGTCCACTGCCTTAGACGGTACCTTTGTCCTAGGAAACTTGAACCTGTCATCGAAAGCGAGATCGGTGTATGGCACTGCGGTAACAGTGTACCTAGCACCGCCCTCGTTCACGTCCATGTCTACCCTCACGATCAGTACTGGGATCTTCCTTGTGAGCCCACCGTTGACTGTGTTGAAAGCCAGTGGCCTGCCCTGTTCGTCGAAACCCTTGAACTCAATGGTCAGCAGTAAAGGCGCGTCCTGGTAGTCCAGGAATCCGTTTATGGCCGTGGCCGCCCTGACCTTCTCTATGAAGGTGATTCCGTAGGGCTCATGGAGTTCGAACTCCATCTTGGTGAAGTTGGCCAGATTCCGTTCGGTGTTCGGGCCCACCGTTGAAAGCATGTTCACATTCTCGAAGAATATGTCGTGTGCCCGGGTCAGTATGTTGATGCTGTCTTGATAGGTGTTGTTCCACTGCTTGTATGTGTCCCTGATTATCCTGTCCTGTGATCCGGCACCGCCCGTGTTCTCGAACGGTCCTGCGGTCACGTTGGCGTTACCACCAATGCCACCACTCCTCGCTATGATGTCGTGCACGGGATTTTTGAGGAACGCGTGTGTTCTTATCTCATCTTCCGTTATCCCAGATAGCGTGAACAGGGTGTTGTAGGAGGCCGCCCTGTGTAGGGGGTTCTCCTGTAGCAATGGTTTTGTACTGCTGGGTTTGTTTAAGTAATCATCTGCCGTGACCATATTACACTCCTAGATCGCTAGAAACATTAGCCGGTTTGGGCAACTGTATTGTCACTCCTGATCGGAAATCGTATATGGGATCCTCTATCTGGTCTGGATTGCGCTGTGCGAACACCCACCACAACCTCGGTGTGCCGTAGAGGTCATAAGCAAGAAGGTCTGGTCTGTAGGCGTAGGTACGCTCTATGGTGTATGATTGGTCATCGTCCTCTGCCGTTATAGGCCTAGGAACAAATGTTTCCAAATTTATCTCGTTCTGTGGAGTCTTGAAGTAGGGCGATGTGGCAGAGTACTTGGCCATTAGATGAATCCTACCTCGTTGGTTCCTTTGCCATTCAACTCACCCCTCACGAATTTCTTCATCGAGAAGTTCTTTATGGATTCTCTCGAGTAGATTGGTGTCAGCAACACTGAGATGTTCGACAGCGTTGGCGCCCAGGTCTGTGACTCACCCTCCGCGTTCATGAAGAACCCCGCGTCCGCGCCTGATAGTTGTTTGTAAGGTGTATTACTCTGTTTGGTAGAGATGTAGTCTATGCCCGGCCTCAGTTCAACGTTGAAAGAATTTATCACCACGGGCACACGATGGAACATGTGGTCACCGTAACCATACAAGTGCATGATCGGTGGAGGATTGCCCTTGAGTCCGTCGCCGTCGTCATTGCCAAAGAACATCTTTGTGGCTGTCCGTAAAAAATTAACAGTGGCCACCCAGTGCTTGGCGTCCTCGCTGTTCTGAACTGGAAACTCTCCTATAATGTTCATCTGGTCCACCTGTGAGTTCTGGTAAGCCTGGAACGGGAAGTTGCTGTGAGTCTGTGCCAGGGCGTTGTAGTTGGCAGAATGCTGTATCACAACCGCGGGTGTCAGTGGCCAGAATATGCCTCGCGATTCCGCCAGTGGCGCCATCAAGGGATTGTTGTCAAAGTCAAAGAACTTCTGTAAAGGTGATCGATCCGGCACCTGTAGCCTCACACGCCAGTCGGTCTTGTCGTTCCTGCCCGACCACTTGGCCCTGGCGTTTACCAGTCTGGAATCCGTGGAAATACCAGCACCCGTGAGCCTGCTCAGGGTCCTGTTGAAAAACCCAGATGCCACATTCTTTATTATTCCGCCCAGTGTCGCCATCGTTTATAGGTTGCTTTTCCTTGTTAAATTTCGTATACTTAGACTATATTTATAGGCACAATTTTAGGCGCACTTAATTACTCTAGCGGCACGATTCTAACAGACCTGTTTGTGGTCACTTTATATTATATTAAACAAAGGAATTTATGAAGAGAGTGAAA